GTTTGCAACCAATTGACATTATAAATATGATTTACTTTTTTCGCATCTTCATAAAACGAACTAAATGAACGTAAAAAACCATCGTTGTCAAATAATAAAGCCTGTGTATCTTTAATGTTATGAAACGTTTTTGCACCTGAAAAAATATAAGTATTTGTACGTAATTTATTGACTAATTCCCATGCAGGCGATTCAAATTCAAGTTCTGAAATTGTTTGCCCGAACCCTTGATATAAGGCACGTTCCAACTGTTCGGCAGTTGCCATGTAAAGATTTTCAGGTAAGTTTTCTAATGTTATAACTCCACGATGAATATCTTTAATTAGTTTTTCAAATTCTTTGTCTGATAACATTACCAGTTGTTATAAATTAAAGTAATATAGCCAAATTCTTTATTTGATGACTTTTGTTTTGCTACTTTGTTATTTATATAAATACGTGCTGTTATAATTCCGTTTTGTGTATTGTTTTTTACATTTATTGATAAGTGTTCGTTTTCTTCATCAACTGGAATACTTAATGGCAAAGGTACGTTTAATAATGTCGTAGTTCCACTATTTGATAAATATTGAATATCTACACTTTTTGCAGTACCACGAACATCATAACATTTTGCACTATGTTTGTAACATCCTGTTAAAACAAACAATAATAATATGAATATTGTTATTTTCATTATTCTTGATATGTTATAGTAATCCAACCACGATTATATCCAGAAACTTCATCAAATTCATCAGTATCCCATAATCCGCCAGTTAATCTTTTTAGTAATATATTTGAATCGTTTATATAGTAAAATCCTTGTCTTGTTGTATTTAAATCATTAACACCTTCATCTAATGATTTTGACAATGAGCCTTGTGCCGAATCATTTCTTATAACAACGTTTACTGTTCTTATTTTACTTTGGTCTAATCCATGTGCAACATTCAATCCATCAGTGGTGTCCATGTTCCAGTTTCCAATTTCAATTACCTTTGTAGTTAATTTAACAGCCGTTGTTGCGGCTGCCATATCAACATATACAACATCAGATAATTTTATTGAACTTGACATTATTTTCCAATTAAAATCTGCATCGGCTTGAAGTTTTAAAATAGTTCCTGCAACTGCTAAAACTTTTGACTTTGTTGGTGTTGTTATTTTGTTTGCTCCAGCTGTATTGTTTATTAAAATCGGCTGTGAAGCTGAATGAACTTTAATAAATATTTCTTCACCCGCTACATAACTTGGAATTGAAGATTCTGTTATGGTTGATAATTCTACGTATGTCGAAGCATCACTTTTAATTATATACAAATTTCCTAAACTTGATACTATTTCAACATTTTTCGTTGCGGTTAATGTAATCGTTGTTGGATTTGGAAAATTAATAATTCTGCCTTTTATTGTTTCTTTTTGTTCGTAGGTAAAGTTTTTATTCAATAGATTTGTTTTAACAATTTGCTCGTATCTTAATCCTGTGTTCCATGTTAAAGTGCCAGATAAAGCATTACCTACACCACGATTTTGTTCGTATGTGTTATGTAGTGAAGCATCTTGAAACGTCTTTAAACCGTCTGCATGATATGTTGTTACTTTTGTAAAATAAACATCTGTTGTTGTATGTTCATCGACAAATAACAATTGACCGTTAAGCATTATCAAACCTTCACCGCAAATTCCTGCACCAAGATTTTCACAACCATACACAATGAAATCAGTGCCTAATGTTAGTAACATCTTTGAAAGAACATTATACAAACCACCCGAATTTGAATAAGTTTCTTGACCGAAAACAAATCTTAAATCATCAAGTTTGAAAGGAAATCCCCCTTCATCGATAGTGCGAAGTACGTTCATATCAGTATGTTGTTATTATAAATGTTTTACTTGCTAATTTGTATTGATTTATTCTACTTGTCATCAGTGTTAAATCAAAAGATAATGTTGATGGAACTCTTACAATAAAATCAGTTCCATTAAATTCACTGTTATTGAAAAAATAAGTGCTTTGTGTTTCTGTATTGTTATAAAGATATTTTTCAGGCTTTGCTTCTATAACATTAAACACATAGTTATTTTTTGTTGATGCGATGTCTAATATCCAAATCTTATATAAGTCTTGCCATGTTTGACCAACTACAAAATCAGGTTCAATCGTTGCAGAATAATAAACGGAATTAAGATATTTTTCTAAATAAATTATTTGTGAATTAAAACGTAAATGATTTTTAATAAATAAATACCATTGATAAAAGGATTTGTTTGATTGACCGAAATTCATAACAACTATAATTGGATTGTTATGTAGTTTGATTAATGGCTTTATTGTTGAATAAATAAATTTAATTAAATTAGGTTTACGTAAAAAATACGGAACTAAATTACTGACTACGTTGTTATAGTTTATTAATAAATTCATCCTGCGATATAATTTAACGTTGTTCCCGAACTTAACATATAACCTGAATAAGCTGTGTAAATCTGCTTAGATGTTATGAGAATATTAACATAACTTGCTCCACTATTGCTTGAACCTTGAGCATCGGTACAAATGCAATTTATAACACCCTGTGCATTTTGTATTGCATCGGTTAATTTAATTATTCTTAAATCAGAATTAAACGGCAATTGTTGAATATATTCATTTATTGCAACCGCAACTGGATACGTTGTTAAATCTGATAACAATAAACCTGTTGAATCCAAAACTAATGGGTCATATTCAATCGTATATGCTATTATTAATAAATCTGGTACTGTGCTTATTGTTTGCACATCTACACCAGCATATTTAATTCGTGCAATGTAATTATCAAAAGCCAGTTTTTCACTTGCACTTAATCCAGCAAATGAACCCAAAACACCTTTAGCAACTTTTAATAAAACTTGATTATTGACTTCGGTACATGCTGACTGTGTCACTATTTTAGCAGTTACTGCATTTTGTGACGTTGTATCGTTATAAACGTATTTATCCCCATCCCATAACAAAGGAAAACCAAGTTGAAATAATAATGCTTGATTTTTATACCAACGTGTTGTTCCACCAATTATTTCATTTGCTCGTTGTTCTATTTCGATAACATGCTGGTCAAATATTTGTTCGTGTGTCCATATTGCAAATGACATCAACCAACATAACAACCGCCATACAGCAACTTTTGAAGTGCTTGATAAGTCACTTAAAAAAGTTTGGGAAGTGTCAGGATTTGGCACTAAAGCGTCAAGTGATGCAAAAGTTTGTTTTTCAACAATTATTTCATCATAGATTTGTTTTATTGTTCTTGACATTTGTTATTCTTTTATGTAATTTTTATATAAATCATGAACCATTTTCATTACACTATTGTTATCAGGTTTTTCAATCTTCTTTGGGTCTAATACTTCACCAACGCCTGCAATATCTATTCCTGTATATTGTTCTGCAAATAATGGGTCGATTATAAAACCTGCTGCAACCATTTCTTTTAATGCTTGAATCTTTTGAATTTTTATTTCCATTGATTCATAATTTAAATGTTCAAAACGCAAGCCTGCTGGAATTAATCTGTGAAATTCTAACAACGGCAAAACTTCTGTATTCATTGTTGATTCCTCAAAATGCTGGTCAGCCTGTAAATAAATGTCTGCAACTCTTTCATGAACTTCTGCCTGACTTCTTGACGAACCGTTATCAGTTGTCATTGTTTGACCCAAAACAACTTTGCTTATTTCTGCATTGTTAAATTGTGTCATGTCATTGAACGTAGTGTTACCAGTTGAAGCATTCCCGCTATTTTGCACAAATTCTATTGTGTCGTTTCTGTCAAATGTTGCCCATGCTGCTGATGACATATTTTTCAGCATGTTACTCATGTTAGCTCTACGTTCTTTGTCTGCAATATCTGTTTTTCCAATACGTACAGGCATTCCAAATAATTCTAAATATCTAGCCCAGAAACCTATTGCATTCTTTTTCCAAATTGCATGTGGTGTTATTTGTAACAATAAACCCAATGTTTGAGTATCTGCAAATATTGTGTAAAAATTATATGGCTTTTCTTTAAATAACAATAAATCTTTTTCATCAAATGAAGATGATGCCGATTTCATAACACCCTTCAATTTAGGTACTACGTTAATGCGTGGAACTAATGTTACGTCTGAAAATTCATCATTAATAATTGAACCTAATTGAATTAAACTAAAACCATAATAAACTGCTTCGTTTATATATTTGCGAACTTGTTGAAACCATTTTTTGTTTATTAAGTCAGTTGCTATTTCGTCAATATCACCATTTGCATCACGTAAACACCATTCAGTTGATAATAATTTGTTTACCCTTGTACCTATAACAGCCTGTACATGTGCATCTAATAACGTTTCATTATATTGTCGTAACAACGGTAATAAATTTGGTGTTATTTTTTCAGCATCACCAATTGCAGCACGCCATTTTGTTATAGTTTCAGTTTCACGAAAAGTTTGAACCTCTGTTACAGACGTTGTTATACGTTCACGTTCATTTTGTTTTTTATCAACGTTTGAAATCTGACTTATGTTATAACCAAATAGTTTCATTTGTTATGTGTTTAATAAATTGGTATGTCATTTCCTGATTCAATCATTAAGCCATCAGATTTATTTGCTCGTAACGGTAAATCAACAACGAGAATCCCTTTTGCAACTTTAGTGAGCCATGAAATAGCATCATCTTTTGCAATTATTCTTAATTCTGGAATGTTACGTGGATTTATTCGTTTATGTAGTTCAAACAATGAAACGTCCATTGTTACGTTGCGAATTTTAGCATTACGATTATCACCCATAACAAAAGCCTGTGATAATTCAATTTGCCAGTCTGTGCCAGTTGTTGCGAAGTCTGTAATTGTTACCCAGCCTGATAAAGTTGATGAACTTGAAATTTCAACTGATAATGGTAACATTAAACCTGCTTCACTATAACTGATTGATGTTATTGCATTTTGTCCAGCTTGCCTGTCTACATCTGAACTGTAAAATGATATTGAACCTATTGCAGTTTTTTTACAGTATAATATTACGGTTGATTTATTCCAACCTGTAATGTTATCAACATTTGTTATGTAATTTTGTGATGTATATGTAGCAATATATTCATCAGGATATTTATTTGTAACACTTTGCAAAACGTGAAACAATGTTTTATCTTCACAAATATATTTCCATTTTGCACTGTCGAATACCGAAGCAATTGTGACTGGTGTTATACATGAATAAATGTTTCCTTTATATTCAACCCTATCGCTCAATAAATATGTTTTTGTTGCAATGTGTGATGGTTCTGTATATTCGATTAAATCACCAATAACAAATGTGTTTTCTGTTATTATTTTATTCCAGTTTGATAATGTAAATGATTCAGGAGTAACAATATCCTGAATACAAATGTAACGGTTGTTACCATAAACAACCTTTTCACCAATTGTATATGTACTTGATGTAGAATAATTATTTGGTATGTTACTGTCTTTAAATTGAACAATATCTTTAAAGATTAATTCAGTAGCGTATCGGTGACGTAGATATGAACTTATTTCTTCAATTGCCGCAGCTTCTGATTCTATTCTGTAACTTTCTTTTTCCTGTATAACAGTCAGATTTTCAGACTTAATAAGACTTGAATAGTCCTCTTGACGTAAATACATAGTAAATTTTTGTTACAAATATAACAAATTATAACAACAAACAATACTATGTTATTAAATTATTTTAAACAATGTTACTAATTATCTTCCTTGAATGATATAATATTTTCTTTCAATTACAACTGAGTTTATTTTTCCGTACTTTATTTTCTTATAAATATTATCACGCTTACAACCATATTTTAAACAATAAGTATGTACGTCTATAAGATTTAATTTGTCTATACAACTGTATAAAATCTGCTCAACTATTTCACTTGAACTTACTCTTATTACCTCATTAATTCTCATTACATCATTCATATTGTTAGATATTTACATTAGTTTTATACAACTGTATATATGGTCTATCTTATGTTAGGCAAAATTACGCTTCGTTTATATTGCCTTATGATCACTATAATTAATACATTTATTACAAGATATATAACTTGTGTCTTTGTCCCATATACACGTTTGGCAACATACAACTTGCTCTACGGTAGCTTCATTTAAAATTTCTTTCAACTCTTTTCTAACTCCCTTAAATGCAGATATTCTGCCTTTCATCCAAGTATCATCTGACTTACTTTCGCTGATATTAATATCTAATTTTGCGATTAACTGTTCAATTTTTGTTTTCATAATTTATATAAATTTTAAATTCTCACTACCTTAATTTTGCCTAATAGATGAAAGCTAAAACCCAAATGGAACTTTCTACCTAACTCAGCGTAACATTCCCTAACATAACCTACACCCCAGTTCACAATGTCTGCTATGTGTTTTAATCACGCTTCTGTTTCCAAGTCTTCGACATTGTAAACCAGCGTGTAGCTTTCATCTATTAGTGGCAAGTGCTACTTGACAGCTTCATATCGAAAATCCTGAATATTTCCCCCGTAACATTCTTTTTTCTGTCTATGATAAAACCATCCTCCAGTATCTTTTTCCATTCCATTTATATCTCTCGCTCTTTCAATCAAAATTACCTCATCGTTCTCTTTGTAATTTGATGATGTAAATACAGAAAAAAGAATATCTCCAATCTCTGCTTTTAATGCTTGTTCTAATGTCATTTTCGTTTAATTTACCGCACCAGCCACTAACAAAGACTAAAAGCAATTGCTGTCAAGCATAGTGCGAATTTTAAGCAGTATTTTAGGCAACTGCTTTTAGCCTCAACCATTAGCTGCAACGCTCATCCCATCTAATTGCAGTCAAAGGTTCTTCTAAACATTTTATATGTCCATTTTTTGCGGTTTGTTGTAGTAATGAAAGCACCCATTCGCCCTCATCTTTATTGGTTATCAACTGCCTTATTTTGCCATCTGAAAATTTAGCA